CAGCATAAATTTCTTCACCTGTTTTTAATTTAATTGTTGCGTAAAAATCGTCTTCCATTTATCCTCTTAAATTAATTGTTAATATTTCATAGTTGAAATTTTCTTCATTGTAGATTTTAACTCTTTCTATAAAATGATTTAAAGTATAATTGCGTTTAGATTTAGTTGAGCAATCATCAGCAATATCATATAGTATTGCTTTTATCTTATTAGAGCCTTTTCTAAGAACTCTTCCTATGCTCTGTAAATTGCGAACCCTAGACTTACTTGGTGAAGCAAAGATAACATTATGAAGATTTTTAATATTAATACCAGTAGAGAAGGTTCCGTAAGAGGCAACGATAATCGCATTCTTTTCATTTTCAGTAATCTCCCTCACTGATTCTCTTGTTTCAGCATCTACGCCACCATGAACAAAGAATACTTTACGATCATCTGATTTATTATTATTTATCAAATCATAAAGAACCTTACCATGTGATTCAACTCGTGAAAACAGAACTAAAGTATTACCTGTAAGATCTAAGGATAAATTTTTTATAAAATTATTTCTTTGTTCATGTGATATCAGATATTCTATTTCATCATGATAGGTTTCAAATTTTTGTGGAGAGTGTTTAAGAACAAGACATTGAATATCTAATTGCGATAAATGACCTTGTTTCATCAATTCATCTGTTCGAGTTACTTTATATGCAGGGCCAAATAATCCTTCCAATACCCATTTGTGAGTTTGAGTTCCATCTAGAGTTCCAGTAAATCCAAATCTATATTTTGCATGATGCAATTTTGTCATTATAGATACTAAGGACTTACTTTTAAATAAGTGAGCTTCATCCCCAATGATGACGTTATACTCTTCAAAAAAGGATCTCTCTAATTTATAGACAGATTGCCATGTAGTTATAGTAACTGCAAATTCATTGGTTTTTTCTTTTCCAGAATAAATCTTATGACACCATGAGCCAGCGTCCCATCCGTAATCTTCAAAGTCCTTATACATCTGCTCTACAAGAGATGTCGTCGGAACAACTAACAATATTTTTTGCCCTTTATCAACGTAATATCTTACTAGAGAATAAATCATCAAGGATTTGCCTGAAGCAGTTGGTGATATCAGTAGTTTTCTATTATGTTTTAGTGCATCGTGTACTCCCTCAACTTGGTATTTTCTTGGGTTATGGGAGCAGATAGATTGCATATAATCTCGAACACCCTCATATGATATCCCTTCATTTGATTCAAAAGGAGTTCCATAATATTGGTTATCTTCAAATTTAAAAGTATAATCATATTTCTTACAGAAATCTACAACTCTATGTAAAAGACCAACATATATTTTTTTTGATCTCATATCGAAAAGATGAATCTCTCCATTCCATTTCTTATTTCGATACTGAGGCATAAACTTTGCACCCTCTACCTCAAAGGTAAAGTGATCCCTTAGCTCATACTCGATATGAGGTTCTGTATCTATTTTTAAAAATACTTCGTTTGATTTAGAAATAACGAGGTTAACAGACGTATCAATCACACAGACCCATTCATCTATGGGTATTTATGAAGTTATGTCAAGCCCTGTCAACTCTGCATATTCTTCTTGCTTCAGAAATTTTTGCCATCTACCACACTTACTACATTCTTTTTTAGCGTAATGAACGTAGGTTTTTGGAAAACGTATTATGTTTATTTTTTTACAATCACAATCATCACACACGCATTCTTCATGAATAATCTTTACTATATTACAATAATCCCATTCTAATTTTCCTATTCTCATTGATATATTATAATGTCTATTTTTTATTTCAGGAAGACATTTAAGCATTTTTTCAATACGTTTTAAACTATTTTTACTCCCATATCTTTTTGATTTTTTTATTCTTTTTATTTCCTTTAAAATTTCACGAGAAGTTTCTTCCCACTCCAATTTTTCTTCTTTAAGACGTTTAATTTCTTTTTCAAGAGTATCTTCTAGCCAAGGATTACTTTCCCTCCTTGGATTTCCTTTAGAATCATGAGTTACATATGTCATTAGCCAAGACCAGAATTAAACCTCATAAACTCTATTGCATTCTTAATTTGATATGTTCTGTTCTGTATCACCTTAAGAATACTTTCTAAGTATACCAACATTGTATCATAATAATCAATTTTTAGTGAAGTATTGGACAGTTTCTCATCTGCATCCAAATACTTCTGCATGGTATCTTTATCTCTTATTTTTTTCGGGAATGGATTTTCTACATACACCTCTGGTGCTGCTTTCCCACTAAAATATTCATACCGTTCATGACGGATATTTTTTCTTTGCTGTTCTGCTTTCTTCCTTAATAAGAAGATAGTATTATAAAGTTCAAAGTATTTTGCATGAAGAGAAGGGACATTCAATGATTCTTCGTGTAGATTATCTCTATCGATCTTTGCATCTCTTTCCCACATCTCTTGAAGCTTATCAAGATCAATGCTCATAAAGGATTATTTTGTATATCAGTTAGGTTGTATATAGTATACTTGAAAGATACCTCTGCTGTAAAGTATTCGATATCAGTATCAGTTGCATCAAATGATAGTGTTGATAAAGAATATGGAAATAAGTCTTTAAAAACAACTTGATATTTTGCTACTTGATTACTACTTAATATTTGTAGCACCCCATCAGAAAAAATATCTTGAAACTTTCCAGATGGGCCAATAATAGATTCTTTTTCTAATTTTGAAAATTGATCAAGGTTTTCTGGATATCCTAAACCTCTTATCCAATTTTGTATTTCCATATAGTTAACTAGATCCTCATCAACTAAAAAAGAAATACTTAAATCACCAAATTGAATTTTATCACCAGGCCTATCAATGTCTTTCAAGTATGATGGTTGCACTGCAATACCCAAATTTAAATCTGGTATATTAGCTTTATTACAAAAGAAAGTAGTGCCAGGACACCTTTTTATTGAAAATTTAAACCCAGTAGGAGACAAGAAATTCCTATTTTCAATGGGAGTTCCTGGTCTTTCTTTGGGTGATTTTCTTTTCGCAAGTGCCATTAGTTCGTGCAGGTCTCCATATATTATATTTAGGCAAAAAAAAGACCCTTCCGAAGAAGAGTCTTTTGAGAAATATAAGCGTCTCGCTTACATGAGGTTTTTAACAGCAACACGTCTGTAGTAACGGTTAGCGTTAACGGTGAGAGCACCGACACCTGCGTTAAGACCTTCAGCAAATGGGTTAGCAACAATGCCGTAACGAGTCTTAAAGCCAATTTTTGGTTGGAATGAATTGTCATCAACCGCACGAACCATCTGTAGAGGAACGTATGGGCAATAGAACAGTCCAGCGTCATAAGGAGATGTTCCCTTATAACCAACAACGTAATACTGGTTACCAGGTGTTCCGTTGCCAGAAGTTAGGTTAGCAGCATATGGGTCGATGTATACTCTGTACTTACCTTGTAATGTACCAGCAAATGTATTACCAGTGTCATCAACGTTAAGGTTAGCATTAAGAGCAGGAGTGTAATCAAGTACACCAGCCATTGTTAGTGCAGAAGCAACATCAGCAGAACAAAGGATGATGTTACCCTTTCCTCTACGAGTTCTTTGTGCGATTGCGTTGGCATCTCTTTCGATCTGGAATAGAAGTCCTTTGAACTTCTCAACTGACCATCTACCGTTTGAGTCGATGTCTAAGTCAAATGTTCCAGCGTTAGCAACGTTTTGTGCAGCACCCTGTTCAGCAGTCTTGTAGATAGTTCTAATAACTTCTCTGTTGATTTCCGCAAGGATCTCAGTAGAAAGGATATTAGCAAGTTCTGCTTCAGCGTTAAGACCATGAATTGCCTTAAGGTCTTGTGCTAGTTCTAAACTGTACTCAGCCTTGAGTGCTCTGGACTTCGCAGTCACAGTAATCTTCTCAATACTGAATGCCATCTGGTTGAAGGCATCATTTCCAGTACCGTGTAGATTCTCTGCAGAATCTGTACGAAGACCTTGACCAGTATTGTACTTAAGGTTGTTAGCAGCAGATGTTGGGTTTAGTACAGCAGGGTTACCCTCAGACTTCTGAGAAGTTGTACCCATACCAACGGTAGGACCAGAGAAACCGTTAGCGTCATCGAGACCCTTAGGCTGACCTGAGAATGCTGTATTTACTTCATCGTAGAATGTCTCATCGCCACCTTGATTATCGTAGCGTGAACGCATTGCGAAGATAAGTCCAGTAGGACCACTCATTGGTTGAACACCAGCAAGGTCATAAGCGACCAAGTTTGGCATTGAACGACGAATTAGAGAGATCAATACAGGGTCGAAACCTTGCATTGCACCTGTTGTAGCAGCACCAAGACCTGGATTAGCACCAGATGCTGTTGAGTTTGTTGGGACTGCTTCTGTTAAGAAAGAACCAGACTCGCTAAATGCTGACTGTTCTCTCTGGAATTTTTCTTGGTTTTCTAGCAGGACGGCGGTAACCGCTTTTCTGTGGTTATCCTTAATTTCGGGTGAACCTTCGTGATTAAGGAGTGGAGCCCACTTTTCCTGCAATTGTTCTGAATGGAACATTTGCTTTTTTTGTAAAAGTTAAAGTTTGTTTGATATTAAAATCAATTATTTGTTAAGATTCTGGAGTGTCTTTAAATAATGAGCCATTGAACCAGATGCTACTGCCTCTGATGAATCAACTCCTTCTGATAAACTCTCAGTCTTAACTGCTGGAGATGACTTTGTAGGGAAATAAGATTCCTTTAATGTCTCCAACTTTTCACGATATTTTGTTTCACTTTCAAACTCTACACTTTCAGCAAGTGAGGCGAGCTTCTCTTTCTGTGTGTCTGCAAGACCTTCAGAAACAGAGTCAAGAATACCGTCAGCAACAGACTCAGCAAGTCTCTTGTTTAATCCAACGTTCTTCTCAATTTGCTCATTGAGCTTGGTTTCCATATCATCTAGTTTTTCTACCATGCTATGTAGCACATCATATTTTTCTTCAGGGATAGTTACATAATGTTCTTCAAAAAGACTCTTAAGACCAGTCATAAAGGACTCTGTAAGTTCTTCCTTAAGACCGCCTTGTACTGCAAGTTGATTCTCAGTGAACCATTCTTCAGCAACATATTCTAGATAGGAATCAACACGCTCATTAAGTGCGTCTTTGATTTCCTCGACTTCTTCGATGAGTTTAGTTTCGTACTCAGTCTCAAACCTTTCTTTGATTTCAGTCACTTTACCTTTAAGTGCTGCTTCAAAGATTGTTTTTGCTTTGTTCTTAAACTCTTCAGAAAGTTCTTCACCTTCTACAAGAGCATTAACATCTTCTTCGACATTAATTTCTGTGTAATCAGGTGCTTCAGCAACAACTTCCTCTTCAGTAGTTTCTTCTTCAGATACTACTTCTTCAGTAGTTGCTTCTTCTTCTGCCACTACTTCGTTAGTAGTAGTTTCTTCTTCCTCAATAACGGATTCGTCAGAAACCTCAGTTTCTTCTGCTTTAACAGCTTTTTTGTTAACTACATCTCTAACTTGCTTTAATGATCCACCAGCATCTTTTAGCTTTGCTGAATCATCGTCGGGTTTGTAGTTCTCTGGGGTTGGACCGCCAAGGTCTTCCACTGTAGGTGGAACACCGCCTGTGGAAAGCTTCTCCATAGCCTGAGCTGGTGCTGCGTTAGCATTCACCGCAGTCTTGGATTGCTTTGCTGCCGATTCCATTTCCTGTAAATTGTTGCCACTAGACATTTGAAGTTTCTCCGAAATCCTTTTTGTGAAAAAATCTATATTTATTTATACTATAAGACTTTACAATGAGTTTATAAACTCATTGAAGAGATTCAATTTATTCTCTTCTAGTCTTTTTTGATCAACTAAAGTGTTGATTCTTCTCTTTGCATCCGATGCAAATTTCTCTCTGAGTATAGTTCCTTCCCATACCCACTCTTTACCTTCCATAATTCCCTCAACAAATGCATCGGGAGCTGATGGATCAGCAACTATATCTGCTGCTGTTGCTAACATAAAGTCTTCACCAACAACATTGAATCCCTCTTTGGTTTGCTTCAATGAACCAATACCACGGGATGATACACCTAACTTAACTCCTTCTGAAATTAAATTCTCTGCAATCTTACCCATTGGGGTATTCAAAATCTTTGCTTTTCCAATAAAGTTGGAACCGCTTTCTTTTAATGAAACAATTTTATGTGATACACGATCAAGGTTTACTGTAGGGCCATCTGGGTGACCTAATTCACCAAGTGCTCTACCAGTTCCTACATTAGATTCGTTGTATC